GCGCAGGCTGATAATCTCGAATCGGCGTCGGTGGCTGACTTCGACTGGGCCGAGTGGGTGGTGAATGACTTCAGCGGGCGCGAGCGGCTAGACGCGGAGGCGCTGCGCGATGGCTAGCACGTTTGTGTGGGGCAACAAGATATGGAATCGGCTGGCGCGGTTCTACGCCTTCACCGTGACCATCCAGCAATATACCGCTGTGCCCAACACCTACGGCGAGGAAGTCAAGACCTGGGCCAATGTCGCCGGGCTGGTCAACCTGGATTGCACCATCGCGCCTGCACAGGTGAGAGGCCGCGAGCCGCGCCGTCCTGACGGCATCGTGGCCGTTTCGCCCTGGCGCATCGCCCTAACGAGCCAAGAGACGGCCATCGTGCCCAAGATGCGGGCCGTGGCCTCGAATGGCAAGACCTACGACATCTTGGCGGTGGAGCATGACAGCCACGCCCACCAGACGAGCCTGGACTGCGAGATAGTCACATGAGCGACGCGCTACGGGTGGATGTAAGCGTCGAGATGAAGGACGCGCTGAAGAAGCTAGACAAAAGCAAGGTAGAGGAGCTGCTTACCGCGTCGCTCGTCTCTGGCGCGCTGCTGATTGCCAACAAAGCCAAAGAGCTTGCGCCCATCCGCACGGGCACACTGCGGCGCTCCATCCACGTCGGCGGGCACACAGAGTTGACGCCTGACTATGGCGACGGCGCGGGCTATGAAGACCTGGGCGAGCCGGGCAGCTTGCGGGCCATCGTCGGCACCAATCTGGAGTATGCGCCATACCAGGAGTACGGCACAAGCCGGGGCGTGCCCGCGCATCCCTATATGAAACCAGCGATGGACACGGAGCGCGATAACGTGCTGAAAGAGATCGGCGCGGCATTCGAGGAACTAGTCACTAAACAGGTGGGCAAACTGTGAACTTGAGTGAATCGCTGTATGCGCGATTGACAGGATGCGCGCCCGTGACGGCCCTGGTGGGCACGCGCGTGTATCCCTACGCGCTACCACAGTTGCCCACGCTACCCGCCATCACCTACGCCTTGACGAGCGAGCCGACGGAGCACTGCCAGAACGAAACCTACAGCCGCATCAAACGCGCAAATGTACGGGTGCAATGCTGGGCTACCTCGTGGGACGGGGCTATCGCGCTGGGTGCGGTAGCGGAGGATTGCCTGGACGGGTTTAAGGGCTTTCTGGGCGGGGCTACCGGCGTTAGGTGCGTGGTCACGTTGACGAATAGCGTGGACTTGGGGGACGAACTGCCACAGTGGAAGCGGCGGATACTTGATTTCGAGGTGTGGTACACGCCGCCGCCTGGATAGGGGGGGATTTGAACGAATCATGCAGGTTGAACGTGGGCAAGCTGCTGGCGCGGCTGCCGGAGGTCAAGCGAGTCGTGGAGTTCGGCTCGCGGGATGTGAACGGCAACATCCGCGACCTGCTGCCCAAAGACGCCGAGTATATCGGCATTGACACGGTGGCCGGGCCAAATGTGGACACGGTCTGGGACGCGGCGGGGTATGACCCGCCCTGGCATCCCGACTTGGTGCTCTGCCTGAACACGCTAGAGCATACGCCCATCGCGGCGGTGATTATCGGCAACGCTTGGCGCATCCTGACGGCGGGCGGCTCGCTGATCCTGAGCTGGCCTGATCCTACGTGGCCGCCGCATAGCGCCGACGGTGGGCCGCTCAAAAAAGGCGAGTTCTACCACAACACCACGCCGGAAGAGCTGCAGGAGCTGCTGGCCTCGTTTCACAGCGTGACCATGTACCTCGAAGGCTCGCTGATCTATGCCCTGGCGACCAAGGCGGGCGCGGCGACGGTGAGCCGCAAGCTGAATGTCGGTTGTGGCGACTACCCGCTGCCGGGGTGGGCGAACCTGGACAGCAGCCCGGAGCGCAACGCCGAGATTGTCGCCGACGCGATGGAGTACATCCAGGGCTGCGAGGCGGGGCAGTACGATGAGATTTACGCGGGCCACTTCATCGAGCACCTGAGCCAGCGCGACGCCAAGCGGTTTATCGGCGAGTGCGCGCGGGTGCTTTCGCCGGGCGGCAAGCTGGGGGTCGTCGTGCCGGACGCGCACGAGATATTCAGGCGGTACGTGACCGGCGCGGTGGATTCGCTAGAGATGCCGCATGGCGTGTGGTGGCGGATCGCCGACCTGGACACGCTCAATGCCTGGTTCATCTATTCGACTGTGCAGGATAGCCACCATCAATGGATGTGGGACAAAGATACCCTTGCGCGGGCCATGACCGAAGCCGGGTTCATCGGCTTGCGAGAGATTGACCGATACCGCGACCCGCGCCTGGGCAGCGGCAGATGGTACCAAACGGGGCTTGACGGCTGGAAGCCGAAGGGGGGCAAATGAGCGAGCACCAAGGATCGTGCACCTGCACCGACTGCGGGCGGGTGTTGTGGGTTGAGGACGGGCCGACGTGTACGGAGTGCCTGGTCAAGCGGGCGCTGAATGACGGCAAAGAGCCGCCTGCGCCACAAGCGGCTCCTGCCGCGACGCCTGCCAGCGACGTGCCAGCGCCTAAGAAACGGAGCGGCTGTTGCGGATCATCCTAGTACACCCAGGGGCAGACTTTAGCATCTCGGACGTGTGGCGCGGGGTCAATAACGCCATGCGGCGGGCGGGCGTGGAAGTGGTGAACTACGCCATGGCGGGGCGTTTGCAGCGCAGCCAGAAGTGGCTGAAGGACACCTACAAGCAAGCCAAGAAGAATCACCCTGACGAGGCGATTGTCGAGCCGACGATGGGTGACGCCTTTTACCATGCCAGCGTGGGCGTATTGGAGCGCGCGCTGCGATTCAGGGCCGATTGGGTATTCATCATCAGCGGGATGTACTTTCACCCGGAGGCCATGACGCTCTTGAAGCGCGCGGGCCTGAGCGTGGCGGTGCTGTTGACCGAGACGCCCTACGAGGACGCGGCAGAGAGCGTCATCGCGCAGATCGCGGATGTGATCTGGACCAATGAGCGAACTGGGCTGGCGACGTTCGAGCCGCTATGCCATGAGACCTACTACTACCAACACGCCTATGACCCGGAGTTCCACCACCCGACGCCGCCCGATCTGAGCGTGCCAGAGTATGACGTGGTGTTCGTGGGCAGCGGCTTTGAGGAACGTTGCGACTTGCTTGAATCGGTGGACTGGACGGGCATCAACTTTGGGCTATACGGCGCGTGGGACTTGCTGCCCAAACGCTCGAAGCTCAAGAAGTATCTCAAGGGCAGCACCGTTCCCAACACCTATACCGCCGCGCTATACAACCGCGCCAAGATCGGGCTGAACATCCACCGCACGAGCCTGGGCTATGGGCGCGGCACGCTGCACATCTCGCACGCGGAAAGCATGAACCCGCGCTGCTACGAGCTGGCCGCGTGTGGGACGTTCTTCACCACGGACGCGCGCGCGGAGGTGGGAGAGGTGTTTGGCGAGACCGTGCCCACCTTCAGCGACGCGCAGGAGCTTACAGAGATCATCCGGCACTATCTAGCGCACGAGGACGAACGGCGACGTCTAGCGGCGCAGTTGCCCGGTTTGGTCGCGCCGCACACGTTCGATGAGCGTGTGGCGCATATGCTTGGGACTTTGGAAAGCTACAAGAGATAGCGCGCGGCGCTATCACAAACCGCAAAGGAGTTATGACAAGTGGCAGTCTATCACGGGAAAAACGCTGTTTTTTACGCGGCGGCTTCTGGCACCGCGCCGAGCCTGCTCATGTGTACCACCGAGTTCACCATCAATGCTGCTGCCGATACGGATGATGTCACCTGTATGGGGAGCACGAACAAAAGGTACGTCATGGGTATCCCTGATTTCACGGTGGAGCTGTCCGGCATCTGGGACGACACCAACGACAATCTGTGGGACCTGTCTCATGGCGGCTGCGCGAATGTCGCGTTCTACCTGTACCCGTCTAGCTGCGTGCCGACGAAATACTGGTACGGCTACGGCTGGATGAGCTTCAACGACATTTCCATCCCCGTTGACGGCGCGATCCGCGTGACCGGCACGCTGTCGGCGGCTGGCGACATCACGCAGGTGTAACGATGAGAGTCCAGGGGCGCGGCGGGCGGCTGCTAGCAGGGGGCCGCCAGATCGCCACGGTGCTGGAATGGGAAGCGAGAGAGGGCGGGGGCGGCTACATCGCCTCCGCCCGCATCCACGCGACTGACCCGTTCTGGCTAGAGCAACTGACCGAGTTTGACGTGGAGCTGACGCTTACCCCCACAAGGCGCTTTTTCTGGCGCAAGGTGCCGGTGAGCGTGGCGGGGGATCAAATCACATTCGGAGTAGGGAGGCTAGGAGACCATGGCTAGGAATCGTTTTGTAGTGCCCAACACCGTGCGGGTTGAACTGACCGACGGCGATTGGGTGGAGTTGAAGGATCGTCTCACCTATGGCGAGCAGCAGCGGCTGGCATCCAGCGCCCTCACGCGCATGACCAACTCTGGCGGCGAGGACGCGGGGATCGAGCTGGACTTCGAGAAGCACAGCCTCATGCGGATGGAGACCTGGCTGGTGGACTGGAGCTTTGTCGGGTTGAACGGTAAGCCTGTTTCCATCACCCGCGCCGCGATTGCTGCGCTCGACCCGGAGACGGCGGCAGAGATTGACGCGGCCATCACCAAGCACGTCGAGGAGATCGAGGCCGCAAAAAACGCGGTGGAGAAGCCTGGGAGCGCAGCCGCGAGCTAGACGACCAGGCCGCGATCCTGTGCAAGTACATGGGGTGGTCGTATGAAGACCTGTGGCTTGCGCCGGAGAACATAGTCGAGGCGGTGATACGGCTAATCGAAAGGGATTCAGCGCATGGCGATAACAGCCGGTGAACTTGCCATCATCCTATCAGCCCGCGACGAGGCGAGCAAGAGCATAAACAACGTCAAGGGTGCGCTGGAAGGCGCGAGCAAGACGGCGACGCAGATGGGCGCGAACCTGACCAATGTCGGGTCGAAGCTATCCATCGGCGTGACTGCGCCGCTTGTCTTGCTTGGCAAGAAATCCGTAGAGGTCGCCGCCGACTTTGAGAGCCAGATGAACATTATGTCGCTGGCAATTGACCAAAGCCAAATCTCG